GTATTGGCTGATTCGGCGTCCGTCTCCGCGCTGGCCGCGCTGGCACTGGCCGCGGTCTCGCTGTCTTTTGCCTTCGCCGCCGAATCGGATGCCGATGCCGCCGACCGTGCCGCCGCGCTCTCGGATGCCGATGCCGCCGACTTGGATTGTCCAGCGCTCTCGGACGACTTCGCGGCCGCAGCCTCGGAAGTCTGCGCCTTGTCGGCGCTCACGCCAGCCGCATCCGCCTTGGCCTGAGCCGTCTGCATGGCCGTCTCCGCAACCTGCCTCGCCGTTTCCGCTCGATCCTGAGCGGTAGCGGCGGCAGCGGCCTTGACGGTGGCGGTCTCCGCCGCCTGGGATGTCGTGGCCGCATCCTGCTTGACCTGTCCGGCGGTTTCGGTGAGCTGACCGGCGATGGTCTTCGCCTTGCCGATCAGACCATTGGCCGTGATCTCCGACTCGTGCGCCACCTGTGCGCTTTTGGCTGCCTCGGACTGGGAGGATTGCGCCTTGCTTGCGGCAGCGGCGGCCTTCGCGCTTTCCTGACTGGCCACCGTTTCCGAAGCCTTCGCCGCATCAGCCGAAGCCGCGGCGGACTGTATCTTGTCGTCGATCGTTCCGATCCGGTCGAGCATGCCCTGCGCGGCACGCGTGACGAGCTCCCACGAGGCCACGGTCTCCGAGGATTGATCCAAGGTCTTGGGATCCACGTCTGCCAGCCCTGAGTACTCCGCCGACTCCTTGTCTGGCACCTCGACGTATCGCACGATTCCGCCCGCCACGAGCTCAGACGCCCTCCACGCCCACTGGGTCGTCGAGGGCATCACCTCCGCCGTGGCCTCGCCTGCCGTAAGCTTGACGGTCTGTGCGACCGGCAGACGGATAGCATCGGCGACCGTGACGCGCCTCGTGGGCACGAGGCTCACGCTGCCATCCAGTCCACGCCCCTCGGCGTCGGCCAGATGGAAATGCACCAATGTCATGAGTGCTCCTTCCTTGTTGGGCCGTTATGCGCGGCCATGATCTCGTTGTGCATCTTCGTTCCCGTCCCGTTGCCGCCAAGCGCGCTGTACGCGCTGTACGCGTCATCGGCCTCGTCCATCACCTCGACCGGTATCGGACTGTTGGTCTGCACGTATTCACGGTGAATGCGGATGATCTCCGCACGGAGCAGGACACGCAGGCCGTGAATCATCGCACGCCCGTACCTCCACACCACCGCGACAAGCGTGACCGCACCGCCGCACATGGCGGGCACGAGCCATGCGACGATCTGATCGAGCAGTTGCATCACAGGCCTTTCTACTGTGGAATCCCACACGCCGACCATTGCGGACAGGCCGCTGTGGCGTGTGGGATTTGGAGGTTAAAAGATGCTGTTGTCCGTTTTCCATGACGAGGTGTGGCTGCCGTCGTGCGTGAATTTGAGGGAATGCACCATGGTCGGATATGAGAGCGCGTGGCGATGCCACATCGTGGACGCTTTCGGCGGGCTTGAGATCGATTCAATCACTGCCGGCATGATCGAAACGTGGATGGCCGGCATGCCGCGCGGCGCGGCGCGCAAGGCATGGGGCGTGCTCCGCACCATGCTCCGCAAGGCATTCAGGTGGGGCATGAGCAGTGTGGACGTGACCACGCGCGTCAGGGGACCGAAGAGGACGGATCACCAGCCACGCGTGCTCGACGCACGGCAAATCGCTGCACTGCTGCGCGGCTTCTGGGGACATGAGCTCGAGGCATGGCTCATCTGCAGTGTAACGCTGGGGCTCAGGCCGGAGGAGGCGCTCGGCCTCGAATGGTCCGACATCGACCTGCGCGGCGGACTTGTGAGGATCCGGCGCGGTGTGCAATGGGTATCCGGCCACGAGGTCGTTGTCGAGCCGAAGACCGATCTGTCGGCTAGGGAGCTCGTGCTCCCCCGGTTCGCGGTGCTTCGTCTGCGGCTGATCCGCCACGGCGGGGCTGGCAGGCTTGTCGGTGGCCTGAATCCCGGGCAGGTGGACCGCAGCTACAGGCGATGGTGCCATGAACAGCGTCTCCCTTTCGTGCCCAGGGAGAACCTGCGTCACTCGTGGGCGACGAGCGCTTTGACTGCCGGCGTGGATGTGGCCGTCGTGAGCCGCGCTCTGGGGCATTCGAGCATCGAGACCACGGCCCGCTATTACTTACGGCCGGACGTGACAGTGCTCAAGGACGCGCAGAAGCTGTGGGAGAAGGCAATCATGCGGTAAGGGATTCCGTAACCCTTGAACGGCAGCCTTTCCCGTTTTTTGGCAATGTCATGCGATTGCAAAAACGCAATGGGTTTGTGATTGCGACAGTCAGCGCAAGTCCAACATCCACGTTGAATAATGTTTACGATTTGGCCTCTAATGAGACCATTGCGAATGGATTCAGACCATCGTCAAATGACGCAATCATGACTTCGGTCAGTCATGGTGGTGACGTTGCATCAGCGTTGATTCATCCCGATGGGCGAATCAGCATGTTCGGAACAATGATTGTAGGACACCATTACCTGTGGCAAGGTGTATGGCTGACTGAATAGCATTCGTCTAGGCCGCCATCCAGCAGCCGTGCGCCGTGGAGTAAGCCGCTTTCGGGTCACCCAATGCTTGAATCGAACCATCAACATCCACGAGCAGCGAGAACGCGCATTGCGGGAAAACGATGATGCTCTGCCCGTCAACCGGTCGAAACCCATCCGGCACCTTGTCAGGCAGACTCGTGTAATTGTTCTGTCCGCTATTGTCGAATTTCACGTTTCCGTTGATCGTCACGACATTGCTGCTCCTGCGGAAGATGATTCGATTAGTTGAATACGGTACCTTCCATTTTTGGGTTACGGAAAGCTATCCTCATGGGATCGGATAGCAGAGCGAGCCGATGCAACCCTGATTGCTGCCAGCCGCACCCATGTTCGCACATCTGATAGTGCCGTTCGGATTGACAACCAGCATTCGAGCCGTCTGCCCGTTCGTCACGCATACCATCGCGTTGACTTCGATTGGAGGGCGCAGTTCGGCGGGCAGCGTGTAATCGCATTGAACGGCATCCCAGCTGCCGCCGTTGCCGAACGTTCCAGCATATTTGACGAGCATCATCCTGCCAGTGCGAATGACTGTGAAACCTTTCGCATTGTACAGGGTTACGGAATCCCACAGCTTCGACATGGGAGGCAGCTGTTTGATGAGCATGACCGGCGTGCCGGGCGTGATCCCGCTGATCGGGATGCGGGCGATCGGGATCCACGCCGTGCCGGAGGCCGAGTGGATGCTGCCCGACGGGACGGTCGGGTCGGCGGCCGTTCCGGTGTTTGGCGTGCCTTTGAGCACGGCGATGGCAGCGGTCTCGATGTTCTGACCGTTCCGCGTGTATTTGAGGCAGACGAGGTCGTTGCGGTTCCGGCCGCTCACGCCGCTTTCGATGGTCGCGGTCTCGGCCTCGGTAACTCGCGCGTATCGTCCTTCGACCACGAGGTTGAGGACGGGGATCAGCGCGTGATTCGCATCCTGCATGGTCACCGTAGGGAAAGTGCCGTCGCTGCCCTGCAGCAGGTAGCTGCCGGTGCCGATGATTCCGGCCTGCATGGCGCCCATGTCGCCGCTGGTGATGTGCGGTGTGCCGCCCTTGCCTGTGATGAGCGTGGTGGTCATGTCAGTCCTTTCCCTCGGTAAGCCATGCCGTGTAGGCCGCGTCCTGCGTGGCGGCGAGTTTCTTGAATTCCTGCTGGCATGAGGTGCATGCCAGTGCCTCCTGCGTCACTCCGTCCGCGGTGGTGTGTTTGATCTGATGCCAGTCGCTCGACGTGCGCGGATCTCCGTCGGTGAGGTATGCGCTGTCGTGGCAGCGGTCGCATGTGTATTTGGTGATGTTTGTGGTTTTTGCCATGATGTTCCTTTCAGGCGAGTCTTTGCCAGACGTGTCCGCCGATGATGGTGTGGATTTCCTTCCATGTGCCGCCATGGTCGTTGGGGTCTCCGGCGACGCACCAGTAGAGCGAGCCGATTGGGTGTGCGGCGAGGAAGGATGCCGCTGTCGCGCTGGATTGTGCGGTGATGGTGCCGTCCTGGCCGATGGTGATGGTCTTGCCATCGGGTTTGACGCCGCCGAGGGTGGCGGTGGATGCCACTGGCAGCGTGTACTTGTTCGCGCCGGACTGGATGCCGTCGAGCTTCTTCTTGTCTGCGGCGGCGAGGAGCCCGTCCGCCGATGATGTGGCCTGTGCGACGGTGATGGCAGCAGTCTCGTCGGTGCGGGTCACTGTGACGGGAGCCGATGCAGTGATGTCCAAGATTCGCGCCTGCGCCGCGGCCAACGCGTTCTGCGCCGTGGTGGTGGCCGTGTCGGCTTTTACGCCGGCCTGTTTGGCGAGGTCTCTGGCGCCTCCGATTTCGGCCGCGGCGTCGGATGCGGCCTTGTTGGCTTCGGTGGCGGTTTTGCGGACCGTTTCGAGGTCGGCGGCGGTCACATCGGCGCTGAACGTCCAGTTGGAGAGGGTGAGGCCGCTGCCGGCGTAGTAGGCGTGGCCGTCTCCGGAGCTTGATCCACCGCCGCCGGTCTCGCCGGTCGATTCCGTGGATGCGGTGGTCGCCTCGTAGGTTACGGTCGGGATGCCGTCTTCGATTTTGATGATTTTCTTGGTGATTTCGGCGGTGACCTTGATGCCGGTGGTGTTGTCGCGGCCGGTCACGGTGTCGCCCACGTCGAGGTCGATGCCGTCGGATTCCACATCCACGTCGATGCTGCCTGTATCTCGCAGCTCCTGGAGCTTTGTCTTGCCTTTGGCCTCGAGTTCGGCGGCGTCGGCGTTGCTGAGCTCGTAGACGCTTGTGCGCTCGTCCGCGCCTTTGATGGTCTGCGTGTGGCTGAGCGTGCCTTTCTGGTCGGCGTACCAGTGGACGACGATCCTGTCCTTGAGTTCGCCCTTGCCGAGGCAGATCAGGTGGTTGATCGGATGCGAGGCGAGGGTCGCATCGAAGTCGATGAGGTCGGAGTCGATGAGGTCGCCGGCGGCCGTGATCGGCGGCGCGTCGACTGTCACGCCGTTCTGCGCTGCGGTGATGCGCAGCCGCAGTCCTGATGCGCGCAGCATCTTGGACAGGCCGCTCCACGCGTCGCAGTACCGGTCGAACTGCCAGTTTGCGGTTTTGGACGTGCCTTCCGTGACGTTGAGGATGTCCTGCAGTCCGATACGGGAGATGACGGTGCGCAGGAGCGTGCCGATCGTGCCGCTCATGGTCAGGTAGTCCTTGCCCTTGTCGGGTTCGAGGATCTTCGAGGCGAGCAGGCCGTGCCAGTCGCGACCGTGGTAGTTGAGATCGCCCTCGCCGCCGGTGACGCTGGTCTTCACGTCGTCGACGATGCCGCCCCAGCCGGTGCCGTCGACCCACCATCGGCAGCCTGGTTTCAGGCATGCCGGGCATTGGAGGTCGAAGTCGTTCTCCCCCGACCCGTATGCCAGGTCGAGCGTCCATGAGGCGTACGAGCCGGACGGCGTGCCGTTCGTGTCGGTGACGATCAGGTCCATGGCGGTTCGCTCCTCTCTTCGATGGAGGTCAAGTCGAATTTGAATCCGCCAGCCCAGCTGATCGTGCTCATGCCGGGCGGCAGCGGTTCAAAGATGTAGGTTCCGGATCCGCGTCCGGTGCCTCGCACGGCTTTGCCGAAGAGGTTGGTGCGCAGGCCGGTGTCCGAGATCATCGTGACGGTTCTGCTATCGGAGGCCGCGTCGATTTCAAGTCTGCTGCCAGCCGGTATGGTCGCGTCGACCTCGTACCGGTTCGTGCCGATGATGATGTACGGGTTGACGCACGGGCCGAAGATCGTGAGCTTCACCGGCTGCGGCATGCCGGTCGCGTTAGTCACGGTGTCGAGGATGCTCATGCCGGCGTAGTCGTACGGGTAGTCGTACGGGTAGTCGAGGTCGCCGCCGGCCTTGTCGGCTCGCGGGTCGTGGTGTTCGGTGGTCCCGCGCCGCCACACGCCGTCTGCAAGCACGATGGTCAGCTGCATCTCGACCATCGTGGGCGTGATGGACTGCGGCTCGCTCTTCGCGATCCACGCCCTGGTCTCCCATTCGCCGTCGGCCACGAGGGTGCCTGGCGTGCCGGCGGCCATGTCGGCGTCGGCGAGGCGGCGCAGCAGGTCGAGCGTGGCGGCCGAGTCGTGGATCTTCACGGCGACGGTCTCCTCGCGCGCGCCGCGGGTGATGCCGGTCAGGCCGCGTGCGCCGATGCTGTAGTCCCAGACACGGCCACGCAGTCCGGCGAGCGTTTCGCCGTACAGAGGCCCTTCGAAGCCGATTCGCTCACCTGTGGCGGCGCACGCGTATTCAAGCGATTGCACTTCTCACCTTCCTTGCGAAGTCGCGGTCCCCTATCGTCGGCGTGTACCTGGCGATGATCGATCCGAGGTCGTCGTGCAGCGATTCGACAGCCGCGATGAGTTCCCGCAGATCGCCGTCTCCGGCATTGGCGCCGGTGCCGGCCGTGACGTTCAGCCTGCCGGTCTTCGACCAGTCCACGTCGGAGAGGCTCATCGTGGAGACGAGCGAATCCATGGAACGGCTGACCACATGCGCGGAATCGTCGATGCCCAATGCCATGCCACGTCCGACCATCACGCCGACCTCGTCGCGGAACACGCGCGACGGCGAATGGATGCCCAAAGCGTTCTTGGCCTTGTCCACCAAGCCCGACAACGCGTTGGTGATGCTGGAATACACCGAGCCGACCATCCCCGTGATGCCGTTGATCAATCCCTGGATGATGTTGCGTCCCGCGCTGACGAGCCAGCTGCCCGCTCCGGACACCGCGCTCCGGACGGTTCCGCCAATCCCGCTCACGACACTCCCGACACGGCCAACCATGTTGCTTACGGTGCCGACGATGCCGCCCCAGACGTTCGACACAATGCTTCTGACGCCATTCCACAACGCGGCCCACACGCTCCGGATGGTCGAGCATGCGGCGGATACCACGCCACTGACCATGCCGACTCCCGCGGCGACGACGCCTTGGATGCCGCCCCACACTGCCGACGCGATGCCCTGGATGGCCGACCATGCGGCGCTCCAGTTCCCGTTGACGACCGCGAGCGCCAGTTGGATGATGCCTTGGATGACGGTGAGTGCGGTGTTGATGATTGTGGTGATGATGGTCCATGCGCCTTGTACGACGGTGGATATGGTGTTCCATAGTCCGTTCCAGACCGTGCTGATGATTGTGGCGGCGGTTTGGAAGATGGTTTGGATGTTCTGTATTCCGGCTTGCAGGAGTGGTGTGATGGTGGTGATGAATGTTTGGATGCCGGTGATGATCGCGGTGAGTGCGGTCATGATGATGGGGCCGATCGTGTTCCAGACGTTTTGGAGGATGGTGGTGATGAGTGTCCATCCGGTTTGCCAGATTTGCTGGATTTGGCTCATGGTCTGGGTGATGAATGTTCCGATGGCTTGCAGTGCGGGTTGGCATGCTGTGCTGATCTGGTTCCAGATTCCCATGAACCATGTGGCGAAGCTGTTCCAGAGTCGTTTGCCCGTTTCGGTTTGGGTGAAGAACCAGGTCAGCGCGGCCACGACCGCGGTGATGCCTGCGATGACGAGGACGAATGGGTTCGCGGCGAGGAGTCCTGTGAACAGTCCCCATGTGGTTCGCGCCGCGGTGGCGACTGTTCTGAACGTTCCGACGGCTGTCTGCACGATGCCGAAGTTGCCTGCGGTGGCTTTCAATGCCGGGCCGATGCCGCCGAGGTCGGTGGCAAGGTTGACGAATCCTGAGATGCCTTTTGCCGCTGTGGTGATTCCAGTGGCGCTTCTGCTGATGCCGTCCAATGCGGCTGGCAATGCTTTGAAGCCGGCGGATACCGCGCTGATGCCTTTGCTGGCGAGGATGAGCGCGGTGATTCCCTTGGCCAGTGGGATGATGCTGTCCGCGTGGGCCGCCACGTAGTCGAGAAGACCTGACACGGCATGCACGAGTGTTTTGAATCCGTCAGCGATTGCGGGCAATTGTCCTTTCGCCTGATTGTAGAGTTCGGAGAGCGGTTCGGAGATGACGTTCCAGACGGCTCCGGCAGCTCCCGACAGGGATGAGCCGAGTTCCTTCAGATCGTCTTTGAGGGAAGCGAGATAGGAGGCGAACTGTTGGACGGTCTGGCTTTTGCCGAGCTTGTCGAAGAAGGCGGTGACCGTGGGGATGGCCTGTTCCAATCCCTTCTGCAATTCCACGCCGACCTTCTCCAAAGTCGGGGACACTGCCGCGGTGAACGCGTCGATGAGTGGAATGGCTTGGTTGAACAGTCCGCGCAGTCCGTTGAGGACGGGCGTGGCTGCGGTCTCGCCGAGTCGGCTCAACGCGGCCTTCACGTTCGCCAGAGCGCCGGTGAACGTGGTTCCGGCGCTTTGTGCGGCACCGCCTAGGCCTTCCTGCATGGCGTCGGCGAAGGTCTGGAAGTCGATCTTGCCGTCCGAGACCATGTCGGACACTTCGGCGCTGGTCTTGTTCAGGTGCTTGCCGAGCATCTGAAGGACCGGGATGCCGCTCGACATGAGCTGGAGCATGTCGTCGCCCTGGAGTTTTCCTCGGGCGGCGACCGATCCGAAGATCGTGCCGATGTCGGTCAGGCCACGGCCGCTGATCTGCGCGGTGTCCGCCACCGTCTTGAGGACCTTGGTGAGCTGTCCGCCCTCCTTGACGCCGGAGGCGGACAGGCTGGCCGCGACGGTCGCGGCGTCGCCCAGTCCGAACGCGGTGCCCTTGACGGATGCGAGCGCGTCGTTCATGATTTCGGTGACGCTGGCGCTGTCGTGGCCGAGGCCTTTGAGCTTGGCCTGCGCGTTCTCGATGTTGAGGGCGCGCGTGAAGCCGCCTTTGGCGGCCAGTGCGGTGATGCCTCCGGTGATGGTGGCGATCGCGCCTGTGCCGACCTTGCCGATCTTGCCGAACGCGCCGCCGATTTTCGAGATGAGGGTGTTGGAGCCTTTCCTAGAGGCTTTGCTGATGGCGTCGCCGATGTCGCCTTCGATGCTTTTGCCGAATCCTTTGCCGGATGGTTCGACGTGGACGTATGCGACGCCGATGTCCTGTGCTGCCATCGTGTTCCTTGCTGTGTGTCGGGATTCCGATGGCGGTCGGGATCAGAAATCGTCGTTGATGTGGAAGTAGGCTTTGAGCCGTTCCCTGTCCTCGCGCTGCCGACGGGTGAGGCTGTGCGTCGGTGTCGGCTGGCGGAGGGGATCGTGCCCGTGGTCGAACCATGGGCGTTTCTTTTGCTCAGGAGCGGTCAGCCATGCGGCCTGTTCGGCTCCGTCGGGCACGTAGACGGCGTTCTGCAATGCCATCCACGAGTGGCTCGTGTGGTCTTTGAGGATTTCGCGGGTCAATGCCCATGCGAGTCCCCAGTCGGTTCGCGGGCGGGCTCCCGCGATCCATTCCTGAAAGCGTACGGGCCTGTAGACCTGCCCGTACGCTCGGATCCAGTCGTAGGCTAACGCCGCGCGGTGGTTGTTCCAGAGGTGGGCGAAGTAAACGCTTTTGGGTCCAGTCCGGATTCGTCGGCCCACGCCTTCACCGTGGCGATGAGGTAGGCGATCGGACGTTCCGTCTTGCGTAGCACGTTCCAGAAGTTCGGCTTCATCGCCTGGAAGTACGCGAGGAACGCGGCCATGCACGCGCTGGTCTCCTCGTCGGAGAGCGTCGGCCTGCTCTTGACCAGGAGGATGGCCTGCACGAGTTCGATGGGCAGTTCCGCGTTGTTGAGGTTCGGCAGGTCGAGTTTCACTCCGGCGACCTCGAGGTGCACGTCGGGCTTGAGCTCCTCCGCGTCGGTAAGGTCCACGTCCACGACATGGTAGGTGTTGTCGCTCATTTCGTCTCCGTTTCATGGTTATCGGCGGTTATGGGTAATGGTCCCGTGCGGTCGACCGCCATCGGCCGCACGGGAAGAATCAATGGGTCACTTGGCGTCTTCGGTGACGAGGCCCCACGCGTGGAACTGTTCGCCGTTAGTGCCCTTGAGCATCTTGAACGTCATGCTGAAGTTCATGATCTCGCTGGATTTCAGGCTCACGTCGTCACGGTCGGACACCTTCGAGTTGGTGCCGTACAGGAGGAAGGGGCGGTCCCGCTGGTCGAGCGCGACCAATACGAGAATCCATTCCTTCTTCAGACCGGCTCCCTTGATGCTGATGCCGCCGTCGGATTCCACATCCACGTCGAAGTAGGCGGACACCACGTCCTTGCGTCCCTCCATCGCGGCGAGCTGCAGCGTCCAGTAGCCCGGATCCGTGTCGGACAGGACGATGTCACCGTTGTGCGCCTTGTAGTCGGTGCTGTCGCCCGGCTCCGGATGCAGGACGGCACCGTCCTCAGTGCTGTATCCGATCGGCTTCTTGTTGGACGGCGGCGTCCAGTTCACGCCGGTCGGGGCCGTGAACGTGCTGTCGCCCTTGGGGAACAGGAACAGCGCGTAGTTCTTGATCAGGCGCACGTTGCCGGCGGTATTACCGTTGGACACGTACCCATAGTCGGTCGATCCACGCCCGTCCTGCAGGCTGGTTTCGGATGCCGCCTGTTCGACGGCGATGGGTTCTTCGTTGCTGTCAGACATTCCTGTCTGCACCTCGCTTCCGTTCTGCGTGTGGCGGCACGTCTTTGCTTGTCTTTTCTTGTGTTTTCAGTTCAGGCGACGGATACCTCGAGCAGGAGCACGCCGTACGCGCTCACCAGCCTCTTGTCCTCGTCCGTCATGCGTACCGGACCGGATTCCAGTGACGCGCTGATGAGCGGCGCGACGGTTCCGAGCCTGATGATCTCCCTCGCGATTGCCGCCCACACGCGGGCTGCCTTGTCCCAGTCACCCGTATGATCCTCTTTCATGCAGCGCACGCCCAGCCGCAGCCGCACGTATTGGGAGATGGGAGTGCTCATGCCCTGCATGGAGTCGGCCAATGTGGCTTCCGTATAGGGCGGTTCGAGGTCGGATCGTTCGATGGTGTCGAACGTCACGTCCGGGAACAGCTCCCTGAGTTTCGGCAGGAGCAGCGGCTCCGTGCGCCGCGGGGTGACGGGGATGCTCATATGTGCATCCTCCCGAGCGTGTCCTCCAACGTGCCGTGCGCCTTCTCCACGGGTGCGGGGCAGAGGATGGCCACGCCATTGCGGTTCGCGCCGTTATGGTCGCGCACCATGCAGCGGCTGTCGGTGACGGCCTCGTGGGCCGCGTCGCGCATGCGGTCACGCAGGGTCTCGTTCTTCAGCACCTGTTGGCTGAACGCCTTGCGGTTGAACACGAATCTGCATCGTTTGGCCATGGCCTATCCCTTCCGCTCGCCCACGGTAACCACGTCGCCGACGTGCCGTCCGTGGGTGTTGTTCCATACTTGCGGTGTGCCTTTGACTGGCAGAAGGACGCCTCTGACTTTGATCAGGTCGGCTGGCTGGATGCCTGTCGGTTGGCTGCCGCGGATGTGGATCGTGTATTCGATGTTCCGTGGATTGGCGTTCTCCTCGACCTGGTCGGTGATGGAGGACGGGGCTACCACCGCCTGAAATGCGCCGACACGGACGGGCTTGCCTTGGATTGGATTGCCGTCCGTGTCGGTCGTGGGTTGGCCGCGCCATACTTCGATGGTTTCCATCAGGACACCTCACCTGTGGCCATGTCGATGCTGAACGCGCGTTGCGCGTTGATGCCGAGGATACGTTTCTCGTCGTCGCGCAGCCACAGGTCGCCGGTTGGTGCTCCGAAACTGTATTGTTCGCTGAAGCTGCCGGTGGTCTGGTTCATCTGGGTGACGCCGCCGGGGATGCCGTACGGGTCGGCCTGCATGATCCTGCGGACGATGTCGCAGGTGATCTTCGCCAGGAGGCGTGGCCGTTCTTTTTGGAGACGTTGCCAGTTCGGGGAGCGTTCCTTGATGTAGTCGGTCACGTCCATGAGGTGCGTGTCGGCCTTCTCACGTTCCTCGTCGGTGAGCTTGTGCCATCTCCGTTCGAGATCGTCGGAGGTGGCGAACACGTCGGGTTCGTCCGTCATGGTCACTTCTCGTCCGGCAGCTTGATAAGTCCGCTTTCCGCAAGTCCATGGACAAGGCTGTTGAACTGCTCCGCCAACGCGTTGTAGGCCGCGACGAGCTTGTTGAACTCGTCTTTGCTCGGGTTTGCCGCTGTTGTCTCGGCCACTTCGCTGTTAGCGCCGCCAATCGCCTCTCTGAAAGTGTGCAGTTCGGTTCCTTGGAAGGCGGTGCCGTCAGTGTTGACGAGTCGCACCTGCGCGTCCAACGGGCCGACAGTGTGCTTTTCCTCGCCTGCAGGGTTGATCACAAGCGTCTGGATGGGAAAACTCATAGTTCACCTCACTTGGTCTTGAGTACCGCGAACGCATGCGGGTCGATGACGGCGAACGCGTACATCGCCTCGGTACGGTATGCGATCTGGTTGTGCGCCTTCAGGTCCACGCCGGTCTGGTCCGGGTCGCCGTAGGCGATAATCTCGCTGGTCAGGTCGCGGACCATGCCCCACTTGATGAGGCTGAAGTCTCCCATGAACGCGAGCACCTTCGTCGGGGTCTTAGCCAGTCGCCCGTTGACGGTGCCGGAGGTCGCGGCGGTGATGCCGTCCAAGCTGCCGGCCTGCAGGTTCAGCGGAATCTCCGGGTAGAAGCGCATGCCGGTGGAGGGCACGCGCAGCTTGCGCAGACGGGACGCCCACGTCTTGGACAATGCCACGCCGTTGATGTCGTAGGAGTCGTTCAGCGCGTCGGCTAAGGCATCCACGTTGCTGATGTCGTCATCGCCGGCGGTCACCTGCACGGCGGACGTGCTCAACGGGTTGAATCCGGAAAGCGCGGTGCCAGCCTTCGGGTTGATCGCATGGTAGATCACGTAGTCGAGCGCACGACCCAAAGCGGCTGCCTGATCCGCTTGGATGCTGCGGATGATCTGCAGCTGGTTGTCCTCGTCCGCCCACTGGAGTTCGCTGGTGACGCGGGTGGTGGTCTGCACTTTGAAGCGTTTCGCCACGACGGAATCCACGGTCTGCTCGTAGCTGCCCTTGACGGCGCCCTCGGCCACGACCTCGGCTTCGCTCTTGCCGTTGAACACGAGGTAGTCGGCGTCGGAGAAGATCTGCGGCGTGCTGGGGCTCAGCGACGCGATGGTGCTGGTGTCCTTGGCCTTGTTCACGATTTCGGTGGCCACGCTCACGGGGAGCTTGATCTGGTCTGTTTTCATCGCCATGATGGCTTGTCCTTTCGGTCGGTCGGATTATTTGCCGAGGAGCTGGTGGATGTACGAGAGCTCTTCGGCGTCCTTGTTGCTGTTCTGATGCGATGGAGAGCCCGTCTGGTTCCTCACCTGCGGGGCTTTGGATGACGGGTTCAGCGCCTTGTGGAGGAGTTCCGCATGCGCTTCGAGCTCGTCCCTGGTGCTTCCTCGGAGCAGTTCGGCGGGGACGTCCTTGTCTTTGGCGACTTCGGACACCCATTCGGCGTGCTGCTTCTCGGCCGCGGCGTCGTCGATCTGCTTGCGCAATGCGGCGTTCGATTCCTTGAGCTTGTCGAGTTCGCTCTTGCCGGCGTTCTCCATCTCGTCGAGTTTCATGGCCTTGGTTTTGAGCTCGTCGTAGTCCTTGTACTTGCCGCGCTCCTTGGCCAGTCTTTTCTCCACGATCTGGTCGACCTGTTCCTGAGTGAACGATTTCGGCTCGGGCTCGCCGCCTTCGCCGGAACCGCCCTCGTCCCCGCCACCGTCGATGAGACGGATACGGGCCGGGAATCGGAATCTATTGAACATGCTGTGCTCCTTCTTGCTGTTTCCCGTGGATTCGAGTTCGACCGCGCCACGGTGCGCCATATGGTCCTCCCATGCGATGCGGCGCATGGTCGCCGCCGGCTGGAAGGCCGGTTGAGTGGTGGATGCGGGAGTCGAACCTGCGTGGCAAAATGCGCCCGATTTACAGTCGGGTCCGTTCGTCTACTCCGGCAATCCACCAAAAATGGCATAAGAAAAGCCACCCACGTGGGTGGCTTGAAAAAGAATTTCAGACTTGTGGGATGGGCACTTTTCTGGCACCGGTCATGTAATGCCAGAATTCGTCCGTCCCTGGAACAAGACTGTGCAGAACGCCCGACGTCTTCTCGACCGCGATGCTCGGCGTGCCAGGCACAGGGTGTTCACTGGTCGAAGCGGCGAAGTCAAGGCCGACGATCCATGCATCGGAACTCTCCGCGGCGCCTATCGCTTTCATGCCGGGGTACTCGTCAAGGACGAGACTGATGGCATCACCTAATATCATCTGGCCCTCCTTGCAGTATTTCAGTACCAGTTCGGTAGGTTCTGCGTCGTCTACCCTCATTATACGGGTCATGCCATGGTTGACGATTCCGAAATACCGGGATACGTTCATCGAACCGGTTTGCGGGTCGATGAAATGTATTCCGTCTTTCAGATTCTCCGCGACAAACACATGTCTTGTCCCGTCGAGCCATTCCACTTCGATGAACGCGCGGCTGCCCTTGCCCCATTCCCGCAAAAGCCCAGAAGCACCGTCCAATCCCGTATCGGAGCCACAAGACCGCCAATCGCCTTTAAAGGAGCTTCCCCACCGGTTAGTGTCCGTGTCCAAGGCCGGAAGTCCTGTCCTGGGATCCATCGGCCTCGGCATCGCGGTGACGGCGTATCCTCGCCTGCGCATTTCGTACGCGACGACGCAACGCTGGCAGTTGTTCCTGTATTCCGGACCCTCATCGAACATCGGATTCGTCCCCACGACCGCATCCCTCAGGTTTCCGCTTCCAAGGAAGGTCCTGAACGGATGCTTCGCGTCGAACTTCGGCGGACGGCCCGGAGTCTTCTTCAATGCTTCGGGGACCACGGAATCCGTACACACGCCGGGAGACCGCCTGTACGCCTTGAGAATGTCGCCATCGTATTCACGGTCGGCAAGCGCCTTCATCCGCTCGTATTCGTCCTTGTATGCGGCTTCGTCGTATCCGGCGAGCACCTGTTTGCCCCAGTTCGGCATGGGTTGGCAATGGCAGTCGGCGTGGTAGATGTTGCCTTTGCCACCTGCCGCTTCCTCGCTGGTGTATGCGTAGCCGCGTGAGGCGAGCATGGCGCAGAACGCGCATGTTTTGGGACCTTTTGGTACTCTCGCCCATTTCGGTTTCGTGGGGTCGAGTCGTATGTTCCGTCGTTCGGTCAATCGGGCGCCGGTGCGGATCATGTCGGTGATGAACTGTTGCGCGTCGTCGATGTTCGAGAATGATGGCCACAGGTCGTCGATGGTCGCGCCGGATCGTGCCTGGCCGGCCATGACCTGCGAGTAGGTCAATCCGTTGTAGTCGGTATTGGAGAAGCCGCCTTGGACCTGCCAAAGTACCCGTTCCGGTTCCAGGTCAGATCCAGGGTCGAAGTCGGGCATGGTCACGCCAGCGGATTCGGCCCATGCGGTGCGTACCGTCGCATAATAGTCGTCGGCGAGGCGGTTGGCCGCGGCCGTGTATTCACGCACCGTTTCGCGCGCGTTCAACGGGTCGCGTTCCAGTACGGTCTCGATTTCATCGGCGGCCGCATCGGTCAGGTTCGTGAGGTTGTCCTGGTAGTCCTTCCATGCCTGGTCAAGCACCTGTTCCAATGCTTTGCGGCGTTCCAGCGGCAGATTCAGATTGTTCAGATTCATCTGACGCCTCCTGCTGCTGGCTGTTTTGCGCCGCGCGAATCTTGAGCTGGTCCACGACGTTCTGCGCGCGAACCTTGCGCTGGTCGACGCGTAGACGCGTGATTTCCTCACGGCTCAGGCCGAGTCGTTCGAGTCCGACGTCGGAGTCGGCGTAGCCGGTGACCTTGTCGGCGATCTTCGTGAACGCGTCGGCGCGCGCCGCATCGGAGACCTCCCTTGTCGGTGCCCATACCGGGTGCACGTCGCGCATGGAGTCCGGTATCGTGTTCGCGCCTTCGCGCAACGCCACGGCGATGCCCATGGCACGTTTGAGTTCCCGTCCGAAGGCCACGTTCTGCTTGTCGGCGATGCGGGTCAGACGTCGTTCGGCGGACGCCATGGCCTCGGCACTGGTCGGATTGTCCAATGTGATGCCCAGGTAGTCGACCGGCACCCGGGTCTGCGAGGCGACGAGCATGGCCATCGTCTTGAGCATGTCCGAATGGGGTGCCATGGACGCCTGCTGCACCTGCTGCAATTGGGGAAGGTTGCCGTCCTCGTCGGCACTGATCGCGTTGATCGCCTGGATGAGGCTCTTCCACGTGTTGCTGCTGAACGCGTCCCTGTTCGCTCCGATGAACCAGAGTTTGGGAACGGAATAGAATTCGGCAGACGCCTCCATGCGGACCACGGTACGGAATCCAGCATCGACAAGGCTCATGAGCGAACGGCTGATGCGGCTGTGGCCGAACGGCCGGTCCATCTGCCTGTCATAGGCGAGCGCGACGACCGTCGGCTGATCGAAGTTCGTTTCGATTTTCTCCGCACGCCATGGCACCAGGTGGCCGGAGCATTCGTAGACCTTGCCTGGAAGCCACACGTTGAACGCACATATCCGCCCGTCCTTATCGTCCTCGGTGATGGTCAACGCGGCGGCCAGACGATGGTTGCGCCGGTCCCAGATGCCCGCGGACCAGTCGGCGGAACGCGGAATCATACTGATTCGTTCCGGATCCTCCGGGTCTGCGGCGATGGTCAGGAAACTGCATGAATGCTTGTATGAGGATACGATCAGTTCGGACGTGGCCACGTCCAATTGGTTGTCCTCGAACAGGTCGCCAACACCCATCGTGTCGTCACCGGAAATGCTGAACCCTTCCAGGTCGCTCAAATCGCTCAACGATCGGACGGCCAGTTCCGGCCATCCAATCATCGCCTCGACCTTGTTCTTGATCTGGTCCGGGATGGAGATGCCGAAGTCCTTGAACCGTTCCTTGCAGTCGTAGTAGGCTCCGCGGATCAGGTTGCGTGGATATTTCTCGCGCCATACGCGCAACAGTTCGTGGATGATGGGCATGTCCTCGTCGTCGACGCCGAGGATGGCGCCGATGTTGCCGCTCGCGGTATCGAGGTAGCTGCTGCCGGCGAATTTCGGTGCCGTGCTTACCGTAGTGCCGTCGGCCATGTAGAACACCATCAGACCATCACCTCCTGTCGCCTTCCCGGATGTCGTTTCGTCGTGCACGCCCCGTACAGGGCGAGCGTGGTGGATACGAGCGGCGTTATGTCGATATCCGAGCCGAGCTTGTTCCATGCGATCGCGCCGGACTGTCCCAATGGACGCGTGGTCGCGCCCTTGACGGCTGCGGCCAGCTGCGGCTGGTATTCGTCCCGCGGATGCTTGAGCGTTCCGGCTTTGAGCATGTCGAGGAACCGGCCACATGCGCGGCCCATCTCCTGCATGTTCGTGACCATGACCTTCACATGTGCTTTCTTCAGTTCCGGCAGCAGGCTCATAGCGGGCGACTGGGCGTCGATGACCACGCTGGCGGTCTTCGGCCAGCGTTCAGCGAGCCAGTCCACGGCCCACATGGTTCCCGCCTGCCGCGCGTCCTTGATGTTCGCCATCTGGATGACGGCCGAACCGTCCTCGTACCGCAATGCGGCGCCGATGGTCAGCACGCTCCTGTCGGGCGGCATGTCGAGGCCGAAGCTCACCGTGCCGCCTTCGGGCACTTCGTCGATGGCCACAGCCTTCCACAGGTCGGGGCTGATGGCGTACGCGGCGGCGGTCTCATCCCAGATGCCGAGCGCCTCACGGCGGAACGAATCCTCGGCGAGGAGATTGCGCATGCGCAGTATCGCCTGCTCGCTGGTGCGTTTCGGATACGACGGGTTCGCTTTCGCCCACGCGCTCCTGTCGTCCGGATCGCAGTCGCGGTCCGCGCCGAGCTCCACGTAGAGCATGTCGTCCGACTTGCCGGACAACGCGGTGGAACGTTTCTCCTCGAACGCCTCGCACTGGTCGCCCGGCTTCGGTGGATTGCCCATGAACACGATCAACGGGTTCGGACTCGTGTTCACGATCGGAATCAGGTTGTCCAAAGCCTTGATGGTGAGGATCTGAGCCTCGTCGAACACCTCGATGTCTGCGGAGTGCAGGCCTCGGCCGAAACCGTTCTCGCGGGCGCCGAACATGATGCGGCTGCCGTTGGTGAAACGGATCTCCTGCTGGCCGTTCGCTCGACGCACGTTCTGCACGTACCTGGACAGTTTCGGATTGTGTGTCAGGTCGCACATGTCGGCGAACGTCTCGTCGGAGGTGCGCGTGTGGTGCGCGGTCCAGATGACCAATGTCCCGGCACGTCCGGCGCACAGGATGAACATCGCGGTGCCGACCGTGAACGTCTTGCCGATCTGCCTGCAGCTGGACAGTACCGCCCCACCGGAGCCACAGGCGTATTTGCCGTCCGCGCGTTTGGCGAACAGCAGGTAGAGGAAGCCCTTCTGCCACAGGTCGTAGTGGATTCCGGCCTTGGCAGCCGCGCTGTTGATCAGGTTAAAGTCGCTCGACGTGACGTCTTCCGGCTGCACGAGCCGTTGGGCGATCTCAGACAATCGACGCTCCGACATCCTCCGCCACCTCCGTCACGTCATCATTCGCATCGAACAGGCTGCCGGATTCCTCGGCCATGCGCATCCGTTCGTCGAATTCGGCGAGCTTGCTGCTGATCGACGGCAACGCGCTGGCCGGCGTCGACGGGTTATGCAGAGCCTCGCGCAGTCTGCCGACGATTTCGCGGAGCGTGTCCTCATGGGAACCGTCCATCATCCGTTCGAAGTTCCGTCTGTCGAGTTCCCGCTCGGGTTTTCTCTTCGCCTCAACAGGTTTGCTTTTCCTCGCCTGAGCGGTATTGTTCTTTTTCCGACGATAATCGGCTTTCTGGCGGCAGGATTTGGAACAGTACTTCTGAGGCCGCCCATGGCCGGAAGGCTGGAATTCCTTGCCGCAGAGTTCGCACTTCATCGGCGTAATCCTCGCTTTCCGACCTTTCGTTGTTTCCCCTGTTTCCGACGTTTGAATCCGCGGGGAGAAATCGGCACTGCACCCGAGGCTACCCCAAGGGGGTATGACCGGGTACCCTGCCCTGGTATCGGGTCAGATGCCGAACGTTCTGAACGGCATCGAACTTGGTTTGATGGTCTGCTTGCCGGCCAGCAGCGCTCGTGCATGTTCGTCTGTCTTGTCGCTCTTCATCCTGTTGCAGATGCGGTGCGTGAGCCTGCAGTTCGCGAAGCTGTATGGATCACCGCCGCGTGAGATTGGTATGAGTTCGTCTACTTCGGCGCTCATCGGATGTGGTGTCTTCAATGTCTTATCGACCGGCTTGCCACAGATGGCGCACACATCACATGCGGCCAACACTCTTTGCCTGAGCATGCGCCGCCGGTATCCGTTGCTGACCCGCTCGTTGCGTCGCTTGCTCATGGTCCTTCCTTCGTATGAAGTCCTAGCACGGCCAACCACATGTCGACCAGGGATCCCGTCATCTGCAGATATCCCCTCCCGAGGTTATTCATGGAGCGCCTTCGGCGGGAGTCGAACCCGCGCATACACGCGGCCACAAGGAAGCGAACCCAATAAAGACTCGCGGCCGGTGCGATCTACCACTGATTACTACGAAGGCGGAACGCAACACGACCTGAACGTGTTGCGTCGTGGAGCCCGGTACGCACGCGATTTCAGGTCGCGCCCACAGGCAAGCGTGTCCGATATGCCGTTCGGACAGGACGGTGTTACGCAACCCAAGGAGTTAGGAGAATCCAGGGTGGATATGAAAAGGGTTCAAACCGCATGTCTTCGGTTTGAACCCTCTAATCCACTGACAATTCTGCGTTGCACTTTCGATTTTGTCAAATCGAATCGCGCCGCAGCACCTG